AAATTAGAATTTAAAATTATGACTGAAAAAGAATTAGGAATCCGATGAGTATTTTACGGACTATTTTAGATAGGGTTGAAAATCAAGTAAGTGAAGATTGGTTTCGTAATCAATTAATTCAAGAACTCGGTTCAACTAACTTTAATGACGATGCGGCAGATACTAATGGTTTTTATCCTGGCCAATTATATTTTTTTACATACTCAGCACAAACAAAACAACCATATTATGACATGTATCCACTCACTTATATAATTGAATATCAGAAAGGTGGATTTCTAGGTTGCAACCTCCACTATGTTCGATTAACACAAAGAGATGAATTAGCAATAAGCTTACTAAATAACTCTGCTCAAGGTGCGGTTGCAGTTCCTCAAAGAACTCTACATAAATACCTATATACTGGTGTCAGAGGTCAACCATACCGTATTCCTAACGCAGAGTGGTCAGACGTAGCGCAATTACCAACTGAAAAATTCATTGATATGAGAGGAATTCCAGTTCCTAGAGACAGAGTTTACAACAAAAATTAATGTCAGTCAAAAAAAGTAGAAAATATGCAGTAGACGGAGCTAATTACGCTTTCGATTTCGTCAGCGATAAATTAGCAGGCATAAAAAAAGTTGTGAATGATGTCTTAACGCCTGTTGATCCGACCACTACTGAATTTGACTCTGTTTCAAGTTCAGACGAGGCTCTAGATGCATATAAAATCGCTAAGTATGGGCCTAATAAAATTGGAGCCGCTGATGAAACATCTGTTGCAAAATTATCAGATGAAGAATTACAAGATTATTATAATAAGGAAAAGAAAAAATTAGATAATGAACAATTTGTTGATAATGTCTCAGAACAACCCATAGCCTTTACATCCCCTCGTGAAACAGACTCAGGATATAAGTCCAGAGGTGGTAGAGGCAGTGAAATTATGGCATATCCTCTTGATATTGATATTAATCAAGATCACTTAAAAATTACAAAATACAAATATCAGAGAGCAGATATAAATCTAAGCAAACCATCTAGAACAAGAAAAAATAAAGATGGTCAAACAGTGAACGTCGCTGGTGACAGTGTTCTTGGTAGTAAACTTAGTGGAAGTATTATATTACCGATGCCAAAGGCGACTGATGCAAACGCTGCTGGTTGGGGAGGAAGTGATTTAACCGCCACAGAAATTGGAACATTGGGTCTTGCTCAAACATTTGATGCTAACCCACTTGATATCGCAAGATTTTTAGATTTGCCTTCATTATCTGGTCTTACTAGTAAACAAATAAAAGATCAATTTGAAGCAAAAAAAGCTAAGGCAAAAGCTGGTGAATTAGAACCATTTGGCGGTATTGCGGCTGGTACTCAAGCACTCAATGCTTCAACATTAGCAAAATTAACTGGTATATTAGGAGCAAATATAGATGTAGATACATTTCTTGCAAGAACTGGTGGTCGAGTTTTAAATCCAAACGCAGAGATGTTATTTCAAGGGCCCGTAATTAGAGACTTTTCATTTGAATTTCAAATGATTGCAAGAAGTAAGAGAGAAGGTAGAGAAATAAGGAAAATTATTCGTTTTTTAAAATTAGGTATGGCTCCAAAATTTCAAAATATAGGATTTTTAGCAAATCCTGATGTATTCAAACTTGAGTACAAAAATGGGCCAGGCGAAAACGATATCTTAAAAACAGTAAACAGATTTAATCCAGGCGGTCTTGCACTAACAACTTTAAAAACTGATTATGCTCCAAATGGTTATTGGGCTGCATATAGTGATTCACAACCAGTTGCGTTAAAAATAAGTCTCGCATTTACTGAACTTCGACCAATATATGAGGGAGATCAGGAAGATACCCCATATGATAGTGTAGGTTACTAATATGACGTACTCAGGATCACCAAATAGTTACTTTAGACAACTTCCAGACCTTGATTATCCTTCATTGGCGAATGATCGAAAGTCTGCATATGATTATCAAGTTGTTAAAAATATATTTAAACGAGCAGTTTTGCGTGATGATATTTTTGATGAGGTGGTTGCGTTTACAAAATACTCTGTAATTGGTGATGAAAGACCAGATCAGGTAGCTTTTGATTTTTATGGAGATTCTGGTCTTGATTGGGTAGTATTAACCACGAACAATATCATTCATGTTAGAGATGAATGGCCTATGGGAAATCAAGACTTTTTGACTTATTTAAATGTTAAATATACAGATCAAGAGTTATCAAATATTCATCATTATGAAACTGATCTTTTAAGAAACTCTCAAGGTAAATTAATTCAACCAAAGGGGTTAACAGTGCCAGGCGATTACTCTATTAATTTTTTAGATAATGGTGTCTTAAGAACAGAGTCAAAAATTACGTCATTTACTTTTTTAGAACATGAAACTAATTTAAATGATGAGAAAAGAAATATCAATATTCTAAAACCTGAGTATCTAACAATATTTTTAGAGAATTTTGATGAGATTATGGAATATAAACCATCAAGACAATTTGTAAATGATAAACTTAAAAAAACAGAGAATCCAAGAATAATTTCCCCATAAAAAAAGAGGTCACTTTGAGCGACCTCTGGCGTAAAAAATGGCCCGAAAATTTTTTCGGGGTATTTTCTAATTTTCAGCTAGTTTTGCAAAATAGCTGAGTGCATCTTCTTCATCCTCATCTGTATTAACAGAGGATGGAGTTGTGTCAACAACAGCACGACCTTCACTTAAGTCCTCTAAGTTATTATCTTCATCAATAACTTCGGGGTCTTGTCTTTTTGGTGCAACAGCTAAACCAAGAACATAATCGAGTCTCTTTTTGAGGTCTTCATATGACTTGAACTGGTCTGGAGCAACAAGTTCTGCAAGAGAGAATTCTTGTTTCCAAACAGCTTCCATTGCATCGTCATCATCTAGAAGTGGAGCAGGAGCAGCAAACTCAGATGAGTCATAGTTCCAATATCCAGCAACCTTTTTGATTTTGATTTTGAAGTTTGCACCAGCCCAGAAATCAAATGGGTTGATTGCTTGTTCATCTTCAAACTCAGGTTGCATCGCAGCAGTTATCTTATCAAAGATTTTCTTTCCGTATCTAAACAAGAATACTTTACCTTCATTCGCTGGGTTTGAAGGATCTTTAACAACATAAACGTTACTGTAATAAGATAACTTACGTTTCTGTTTCCTTGCAATTTCCTTATCGGAATCAACACCTGAGTTCCAGAGTTGTGAGTTATGCTCTGATACTGGATCTTTCTGACCAAGTGTTGTTAATGAGTTCTCAATATACCAACCACCAGATGCTTGGAAAGCATGAGTGTAAAGTTTTGCCCAAGGCAAATCTTCTCCGTCTGGTGCAGGGAGAAATCTGATTACTGCGTAACCGTTACCTGCTTTATCTACTTCTGGTTTCCATAAACGATCATCTACACCGTTTGAACCTTTGTTCATTTTTTCCACCTGACTAACAAGTTTTGCTGTCAGAGAACCAAGTGAGGATTGTTTTTTAAGATTAGAAAAAGACATTAGATTTTATTAGATTAATTTTTACTTTGTGTTAGAGAGACCATCTGCCCGACTCATAGAGTTGCATCTTAGGTCAAAAAAGAGGGAGGTTGGATTCCTGTGTACCAACAAGAGAAGGGCATTTCTACAGTTTAGAAAAACTTCTCTGCCTGAGACCCGACTGGTAAGTCGATTCTCCTTTCGGAGCAGCACCACCTGTGTCTCATCACCTTAACCAGCTATATGCCAGTAAGTTTATTCAGTCACTCCCGATGTAAGCGTCCTTACATTATTAACATAACACACTACTATTTAGTTGTCAAGCGTATCTCTTAACTTTCTTATTGTTCCCTTCAAATTGTCAAACATCTGTTCTACAGTTGCACCTCTAGGCATACCCATCTGCCTCAATGACTCTCTCATATTCTCAGCAACTAACATTGCATCTTCGTCCTTCGACAACTTACATCTGAAGTACATGAGTTTCTGTTTCTCTAATAACTCTTCAATCAAATCAAGTTGTTCTGACTCATCTTCTTCATATCCTGTGATAGGAGCAAAAGCTGTGTCAATAATACTACTGCTGATTAAGTCTTGAAGTTCTTTGATATCCTCAAGACTGGCTTGAACCATTTCTGAATCAAAAAACTCACTACTAGAATCAAACTTCATTTAACTACAATCTCCTTGAGTGTTTGTTTGTACTTTTTAAGGTTAATATTATTTAACAAAAATGGTTTGTATTTGTCAAGTTTCATACTGACGGTTTTCCATACAAAGTCATCTAACTTGGCATCAAAGTCTTTTTTGTATCCAAGCATACCATCTAGTATCACTAATGTTTCCGTTGTAATATTTTTCTTTAAGTGTTCTTTGATAATGATGGGATGTTTACCATTCTTACATTCAAACAAAGAGTTAAAATCTCTATCATCACAAAGTTGCATCATCTCTTGTTTAAAAAGATAATTTAAACTCTGTATCTTCTTTTTCCAATCGTTATATTTGTCTTCACCTGTTTCGATAATCTCTCCTATCCACATTCTTTGTGGGTCATCACACTGAGAGAATATAGCAGTGAAGTAATCTACAATATCTTCGTCTTTCTTTTGACGAGACATCTTCTCAAAAAAATATTTGTCTTTTCTTTTATTAAATGATGTGGTGGTTGCGTTTGTCTTTCCACCATACTTAAAATAATCAAAGTTATTCTTCGTAAAATGATTCTTGAATGCTAGATAAGTTCTGTAGCAATCAAAACCAGTCATAAGGGCAGTTTTGCTCTTGAGGTACGTTTGAGATAGTTGAGTTCTGTCGCTTCCCATTTCAACTTCTCCTTAAGTGGTTTTGAAATGAGTTTGGGAACGGATTCAACGTCAATGGCATTTTGTTCACAATAATGTACGATAGCATCAATATAACCTA